ATATCTGGGCCAATTCGTGATCGCCCGCGGCAGGGCATTCGCGGATTTCGATCCGGCGATTCACGTAAAGTCGACGCCGTACGATCCATCCCTGCACATTTGTTGGTCGCTGGATTTCAACATCAACCCGATGTGCAGCGGAATCATCCAGCACGATCGCGGAGTGGTGAGGATTATCGATGAGCTTTCGCTTCCGGATACGGATACGGAATCGGCGTGCGATGCGTTCCTGGACGCGGCCGAGCGCCGGGGCTGGGATTTACGGAACGTGGCGATATACGGTGACGCCAGCGGTTGGGCGCGCGACAGCACCAGCGGGAAGTCCGATTGGGCCATCGTGCTGCAACGGCTGCACAACCTTTCACCACGGATGAAGGTGCCGCGGAGCAATCCGGCGATCAAGGACACGATCAACGCGGTGCGGGCGATTCTTCGCTCGACCGATGGAGCGACCCGTTTGTCGATCGATCCGCGGTGCCGTCGTCTCGTTGATGATCTGCGAAATGCCGTGTGGCCGGGGAATCTCGATGCGCAGCATGCCCTGGCGTGGTTCAGATATTTCGTGGAACGGGAGTATTACATTCAGCTTCCAAGGCTGGCGTCCTTCGGAAAGATCGGGTTTTCAACATGACACCGACGTTTACGAGCATGACACAACTACCCGCGGCGGCCGCGGCGGCGCCGTTGGTGGGGGAGGCGACGAGCGCACAATCAATTCGTGCGTCCGCAGGCGGGATTCCGGGATTCAGTGCGGCGGGATTGGCGGGATTCTTCACGGCGGCGCCGGGGACGTATCAGACGTACCGGCAAATCTCGGCGCATCCGACCAATGCGTTGGTGCGCGGAATCGTCGCGGCGCCGATCGTGGCCAATAGCTGGCGATGGAAGAAATGCCGACCGGACGTGCCCGAGGAATGGGTCGATTTCGCACAACAGGTGTTTGGGCCATTGCGACAAGCGCTGGTGCGAGATGCGCTGCGGGCGCTGGAATTTGGGTGGGCGGGATTTGAAAAAATCTGGGAGATTCAGAATGGCCGGAGAATCCTGGCCCGGCTCAAGCCGTTGCTCTGGGACTGCACGGATATTCTGCTGGACGAGCATGGCAATCCGGCGGGGTTGCTGAATCGGCCGCCGGGCAGTGCTCCGGTGGTTCTCACGGCGGGCAAGTATTTTCTGTATAGCTATGACGGGGAAGCGGCCAACCCATACGGCCGGTCGCGTCACGAGAACGTCCGCCAGGCGTGGTCGGAGAGCGAGCAGATTCGCCAGCGGCTGGCCCAATACATGAAGAAAGTTTCGGGGATCGTCGTGCAACTGCATTACCCCGAAGGCACCAGCCGGGACACGGCCGGCGCGGAACGGCCCAATCAATGGCTCGGCCAACAGGTGCTGGATTCCGTCTCGGCCGGACGGAGCGTGATGTTCCCCAACGGGTTCGCTTCCACGAGCGATCCGCGGATGGCGTACGAACTGGCCGGCAAAAGTCCGTGGCAGCTTTCGACGCTGGGGGCCCAAGGGGCCGATCATGCGCCGGGGATGAAGCTTGTATTGGAATATTACGATGCCCTGATTTTCCGCGGCTGGCTTCGGCCGGAGCGGACCGGGCTGGAATCCCGCTACGGAAGCAAGGCGGATGCGCAAACGCATACGGACACGGCGACGCTCGACAGCGAATTGATCGACCGTGACATCGCCGATGCGGTGACGCGCGACGTGGTGGACGAATTGCTGGTTTTGAATTTCGGCCGGCGGGCGCGCGGGGCGGTGGCCATCGAACCGGCGCCGATCGAAACGGATTCACTCGGGGTTTTGCGCGGGGTGCTCAATTCGCTGATCGCCAAGGATGGGGCGGAGGCGGCGGGGAAGATCGACGTGGCGGGATTACTGGATCAGCTTTCGGTGCCGAGGGTGGGTTAGGGGGGGGCAGTCGGCAAATTCAGGTAGGCCCTCACCGCGGCCCTCTTCCGGAGTACCGGGCGAGGGGGAATATGGGGAATTGCAATTGGGGAATTAACAATCATAACCATGACTCAACCAACTACACCATTCAAACTTCACGTACCCGATCTGTCGCCGGATTCTACGGTGACGGCGGCGGGCGATCTTCCGGCGGAAGTGGCGGGGCAGCCGGCCAGCTATTTCTGGAAGGACATGATCCACGCGGGGAATTACGTTCATCCGGCTCGGACGTTCTCGCTGGCGGTGGATCGACAGCGCTTGCAGCGCTGGGCAGAGACGGGCCAGCAAATGCTGGCGGCGGGGGTGGCGATTCCGATCAATTGCGATCATTCGGACGCAGCCCGGGACGTTGTTGGATATGTCAAGGAGTTCAAGCTCGACGGCGATCGGCTTCTGGGGTTGTGCCAGTTCATCGGAGACGACGCGGCTTTGACGGCGGCGCGGAACTCGGTCTCCGTGGGGATCGACCCGGATTTTACGGATGGCCAGGGGCGGAAGTGGGGGGAGGCGGTCGTTCATCTGGCGCTGACGCCGGTGCCGGTGGTTCCGGACCAGGATCAGTTCGTGCAATTGCCGAATGAAGAAGAAATGCCGACGCTGCCGTGTACGCCGGAGCAGTTTGCAACGCTGCGCGACTTGATCGGGCAGGACGTTGCGGGGGAGGAATGCGTGTCGCGGATCATCCAGCGATTGCAGACTGAAGACGAAGCCGAAACTCCGGATTTGCAGGCGGAGCTGGCGGCGGCGCGGGAGCAGATCTTTCAACTGTCGGCAAAATTGCCGCCGGCGATGCCGGGGGACGTTGAAGCGGCGATGACCGAATCGACGACGGCGAAATTCGACGCGGCCGTGGCCCGCGGATCGCTCTCGCCGTCGGCGAGGGACCGGCTGGTGGCGACGCTGGTCCGCGGGGGAGACGGAAAAGCCAACGTGATCGCGCTCTCCCGCTCGGCGAATCCCGGCGGCGAGCGGTGCCTGGCGATGGCGGTCGCGGAGATACTTCTGGACAACGAGCCGATCCCGCTTGGTGAAGCCACCGGCCTCCAGGCGATGGGGCGGCAGATTCCGGGCGAGGAATCTTCTTCAATCGAGCAACTGAGGCAATACATGACGAAGATCGCGAGCGTGTCGGGTTAACAGCCCCACGGCGGCGCCGTGGGCGTTCAGGGATCTCGGGGTTTTTCGATAATTCAAATGTTCCGCAAATCATTTTCTTCGAAAGGATCACAATGTTTTCGAATCCACAAGGTAAACCGGGTGTGGTGGGGAATTACAATTCTCAGCCGCGCGAGGTGTTTTATTCGGGACGGCAATTCGCACAGTTCTGGGCGCCGCCGGTCACGGTTGACGGGACGAATTCAAGCAATCCGCTGAATTCGCCATACACGTGGCTGCTGTGGGCGGGCACGCCGATGGGCCGGGTCGCGGCCACCGGCAAATACGCCAACAGCATTTTAGGTTTGACCGCCGCGGCCGCGGCGAGCGGGGCGACGTCGATCACGACGGACGTGAACACGGCGGCGGAAATCGTGCGGCGGATCGGGGCATCGGGGACGTTCAAGCTGACGGGACCGCCCGCCGCGGCCGGGACCGTCGCCACGCAGGTGGTCACCTATTCCGCGGTCAACACGACCACGGGCGCGATCACCTGCACGGCGCTTTCCGCGGCGGCGGTGGTCGGTTCGCTGATCCAGCCAACCGACGGGAGCGAAACCGTCCTCACGCTTTTGTGCGAGGTCGATGGACTTCAGATCGTCGATCAGACCCACACCAATCGGGTCGACGTGTTCTGCGGCACGCTGCTGGCGGGCGGCGGAACGATCAATACGGGGATGATCGTCAATTATCCGTCCGATCCCTCGCTCAAGGCGTATTTGAAAGCGGCGCTGCGAACGACCTGTCCGGGAGTGACGTTCCTGGACGACATCACGGGATAAGCGGAAAAACTCGAAATTCGAAATTCGAATGACGAATCAAATTCGAAATTCGAAGGAAAACCGTTTCGAATTTCGAGTTTCGGATTTGATTCGAATTTCGAGTTTCGGATTTCGAATTTCCATTACTTAACCATCCAACTTTTCAAGGACCCACATCATGGCATACGTTTCCATCAACGACATCCTGGGCGCTCCCAACCTTTGCGGGATCATCCAGAGCACGGTCAGCGGCATTCCCAATCCGTTTCCGCAGGCATTCTTCCAGGTCGATCAGACCGTGGACGGCGACACGGGCGAGTACAAGGTCTTCAGCGGGTCGCGGACCAACGCGACCATTTCGCCCTACGGAGCGCCGTCGAAAAACCGGCAGCTTCGCGAGATCGGCGTCAAGGCGGTGAAGCTGCTGCACAGCATCGAGAACATCGTGCTGCCCGTGAAGGATTACATCAACCTTCTGAACTACAACGACCTGGCCAAGCAAAAGATGGGCATCGACGAAGTGAGCCGGCAAATTCGCGAGGCCCGGTTCACGCAGGACAACCTGCGCATCAGCGCGCTGACGTCGATGTTGTTCAAGACGCAGATTTACTACGACGGCCTGGGCAATCTGCTTCCCAGTTCCACCGGTGCGCAGACGACGGTGGATTACACCGTGCCGGCGGGGAACCAGAATCAGCTCGACGTGTTCGGAACCGGAAGCCCGATCCTCAGCGCGGGATGGGAGACGACCACGACCGCGATCGACAAACAGATTCAGGCGCTGCATCGGGCGGCGGTGGAATTAACCGGATACGAGCTGAAGCACGCGTTCTACGGCAAGAACGTTCCCGGCTATCTGACCAGCAACGCCAACCTGGGAAATTATTTCTTCCGCGACAACTACGGCCCGAACGCATTCGGTCCACAGTACATCGCGACGGCGGACATTCCGAATCCCCTGTTGGGATTGACGTGGCACAAGGCGTATCAGAGTTTCTTCTACGATCAGAACGGCAACCGGCAGACGCTGGTGGGAGACGACCAGATCGTCTTCACGCCTGAGCCGAGCACGGCGTGGATCGGATTTTTGGAAGGGACGTATCCGGTTCCGTCGAAGGCGGGGATCATCACGCCGGCCGAGCCGGCCGTTGTTTCCAGCATGGAGACGCACGCGGGAATGTTCGCCTACGGGATGGCCAGCGCCGATCCGCCCACGGCGAAGATTGTGTACGGGGACACGTTTCTGCCGGTACTGAAGGTTCCCAGCGCGATCTTCGTGGCCACCGTCAATTTCTAGGCCTTTGCCTGAGTTACCCTGCTTGTGAAATGCGTTTACCGCGAAGGCGCGAAGGGCGCGAAGTTACGCGAAGAGAGCCAATTTATTTTCTACTTCGCGTGCTTCGCGCCTTCGCGGTTTGTCTTTACGGTTGTGCATGACATCGAGTCGCGGTGGAAGAGATACAGATATGATCGATCCATTTACGCAAGTTTCGCGGGCGATTTTGGGCGCGCTGGGGGCGGACGCCGGGTGGGCGGGGATGGTCAAGCCGGGGAACGTTGTCGATATGACCGCCGATTCGTTCGAGCAGTTCAGATCGCAGGTTCAGCCGGGCGACGTTCCCGAGGCGATCCTGCTTCAGGGCCGGTTCAAGTTGAAACCGTTCGGGTCAAGCAGCCGAATTGCGGAGATGGAGCAGAGTTTTCAGCTTATCGTCACGCACGACTCGTTGCGGGTCAGTCCGGTCAATCAGTTGAAGTATCAGACGCTGGTTGCCCTGGCGAAATCGGGTCCGACGCTGGGGTTCGACGGGCTGATCCGCGGTTGGGAAATCACGCAGGGCGAAGACGATTGCCTCGGCCAGAAGCAATGGCGGAGGGGGACGCAACGATGGGTGAGTGTGCTGGCGATTTGTGTGAGTATGTACGTGACGCGCGAAAGTTTGATCGCGTGAGATGGCATTCGTCATTTGTCACTTGCGAATGCGGCCATTGACCAATGACTAATGACCAATGACCAATGACATTTGTTTTCTGGAGCTCGTTCAATGTCGGCAACTCTTTCCAATCCCATTGTCTCGGTGCAGTTGAAATGCCAGTTGACGGGCGGGGCGGCGCCGGCGGTGGTCACGTCGCAGGTGAACCATCAGCCGAACGTTGCTCTGGGCTCGGGGAACTCCGCGGGGAACGTGGACCGATGCTTCTCCGAGCCGTTCACCGTGAGCGCTGGGTCGCCGCTGACGATCAATCTGGCGTCGGCGACCGATCCGTTGGGCAATGCGGCAACGTTCGTGCACGTCAGCTCTGTACTGGTTGAAAACGACGGCACGACGGCCGGCCAGGACTT